CATTTTTATTTAATATATTTTATAACTTTGCGAAGAGCTATACAACATTTATTTTTTGCATCATTATTTAATTCACCATCTCCATACATATATTCATCTAATAAATTATATAATTCTATAATATAATTATTATAGATAATATCATTTGTATATAATCTAATTTTTTCATTATAAATATTTAATTTTCGATATAATGAAATTAAATCATATGTATCATTTGAATTATAAATATCTAATAAATTATACTTTAATGTTTGCTTTGAAACCATTATTGATGTTTTATATTATATGAATATTTATCATTTTTTTATTTATTTACATTTTATTATAAAATGAATTATACATCTATAAATGAAGCATATGAATTGAATGAAAATATAGATAATGATTATAATATAATTTCTGAAAATAATGAAAATAATTCAACTAATTCAATAAATGCAAAAAAATTATTAAAAGATTATAAAAATCTTATTAAATTATTAAATGAAAATAAACTAAAAAGCATAAATTTAGATAAACAAAAAGAAGATATTGTTAATTATAAATGTAATATTTATTTAAAACATCAAGATGTAATGTTACAATTATGCAGAGAAACACCTGAAAATATTGATACTAATGAAATGACAGATCATATTATAAAATATATTGAATTATTTAAAAATTATGCAGATAGATGGATAAACGAATATTATTTAATTAATAAAAATAAAATAATAGAAGATGTTGAAACTCAAGAAATAAAATTACTTGCATATAGAAATTTATTTATCAATACAACAAAAGAAATTATTCCTCTTGAAAAAACAACTAAAAATATTTGCCCTATTTGTTTTGAAAATGAAATTAATATGTGTGCTATTCCTTGTGGTCATACTTGTTGTAATGAATGTGTTATGCAAAGTATGAAATATCATAATACAAAATTAACAAAATGTTTAAATTGTAGAAATACGTTAAAAGAATATATAAAATTATTTATTCAATTATAAAAAATAATATATTAGAATGGATATTAAAAATATTATTAAAGAATTAAATAATATATGTGAAGATGTTTATGAATTACATAATTTAATTATTTGTAATAAATTATATAAGATAAATAAATATATTAAACCTCATATATGTAATGAATTATATAAAGAATATAATAAAGAAATAGAAAATATCTTTTTTGAATCATTTATTGAAAAAGATATAAAGAAAAAAATGAATGAAATTATCTATTTAATTAGTAAAATAATTATAATATTAAATAAAATAATTTTAAATTATCCGTAAAATCATATCATTATATATAGTATCATATACACTACTTGAAATATTTTTATCATATTTATCATTTGTAATATCTCGCTTAAATATTTTTATAATATCATAATTTTTATGTAATAATACATTTATAATTACTAATATTAAAAATATATATATTATATATAAATAAATACAAGAATAAACATCAAAAAAACTAACCGTCATATGTTCTCTCATTGAATATAAAGGATATAATTTGAATATTATTAAAATTAATGAATATTTTAATAAATCACCATATGATAAACCTTGTATTAATAAATATATAAATAATATTATATTTTGTATTGATGATAATACTAATGCAAAAAATGGATTTGGTGTTGAAATTACTCCAAATATAAATAATAAATACCAAATATAAATAATTATATTAAAAGCAAATTCATTTATTAATAATATACGTATTTTGGAGAACGTAAAACTATTTGTATTTAATATTTCTTTATCTTTAAATTTAATTGATAAAAAATTATTATTATCCATTCTTATTTTTATGATATAAAAAGAAAAAAATATTTTTCTTTATATATTTAAACTATATTAAATGCAATTGATGAATTTATTATAGAAAACTTTATACAATGTAATTGCTCCAAGTTCAATATAAGCGGTTTTTGCTCCTTTTGATAGACAATCCTTATAATAATCAAGTTTCCACGACTTTTCAAATACTTTTATGGCATTTTCTGTTTTTCCATAATAATATTTAACTACATTCTTATTATGTATCAATGATTTTCTTGATAAATATTCCTCTGAAAATGTATATAAAATTAATGATATATCATCTTCACCTTCATATTTATTAAAAAATTCTTTCTCAAAATCATTTTCATCAAACTTAAATGACATTTTTTTAAACTTTTTTTTAAATAAATAAAAATCATTTTTATTATTTTTTACTTATTTATTTAAACATCTTTTTTATTTTTATTTTTATTATCATTATCATTCTCATTATCATTATCATTATCATTCTCATTATCATTATCATTCTCATTATCATTATCATTCTCATTCTCATTAATCATATTAGGTGGATTAAAACCAATATCAATATTATCATTAATTTTATTTAAAATTTTAGGATCTATTTCATCACCGTGTCCATTATCTTTAATAAGGGGAGGAGATTGTTGAGGTGCTTTAAATAGATTTAAAATAAATAAGGGACATAAAGTAGATAATGAAATAGAAGAAGTAAAATAATAAAAACTAATAATAGTTGTAACTATATAAATAATGCCAAATAATAAGAAATTATTTTTAGTAAATAATGATTTATCATTATCAATAATATTATTTTGATCATCATATATAGGTTTTTTATAATCATATAAATATACAAATATAAATACTACTATTGAAATTATTAATGAAATTATATAATATTCCATATAAACTCTAATTTAAATATAGAATGTTAATTATATATAAATATACGCATTTTGACATATAAATATTAAAATAATTAAATAAATAAATATGAAACTTGAATTGAAAAAATTTGATCCATCAACAATTAAAAGTGATTCAGTTGTTGTTTTGATCGGTAAAAGAAATACAGGTAAATCATATTGTATGAAAGATATTTTAAGTTATCATAAAGATTTGCCCGTTGGAGTTGTTATTAGTCCAACAGAAACAGCAAATAATTTTTTTGAAACATTTATTCCAAATATGTTGATTTATGAAGAATATGAACCAATCATTATCAAAAAATTTTTAGATAGACAAATATCTATTAACAAACAAAAAGCAATTCAAATAAAAAGATATAATTCATCCGATATTGATAATAGAGCTTTTTTAATTTTAGATGATTGTTTATATGATAAAACTTGGCCTACTGATAAAAATATTAGAAGTATATTTATGAATGGACGACATTATAAAATATTCTTTTTAATTACAATGCAATATTGTATGGGATTGCCTCCAGTTCTCAGAGCAAATATTGATTATGTTTTTATTTTTAAAAATAATATTATTAAAGAAAGAGAAAAAATTTATAATCATTATGCTGGAGTTTTTAATGATTTCTCAACTTTTTGTGCAGTGATGGATAGTTGCACTGAAAATTATGAATGTGTTGTTATTGATAATAAAATTCAAAGTAATAAATTAGAAGATCAAGTTAAATGGTATAAAGCAAAAGAAGCTGATTTTAAGATGTGTACGCCTGAATTATGGAATTTATGCGCATTAGAAAAAGAAAGAAAAGCAAATACACTTGTTTATGAAGATGAAGATGATGAAGAACCTTATGATCCAAGTGTTTTTGCAAAAAATCATAATAAAAATAAAATGCAAATTAAAGTTAAAAAAACATTTTAAATTTAATTATCACAATCAGTTCTAATTGGATTTATTTTTATTATATTATCATTATCTATTAATGATGATAATATTGAACTATCTAATCTATTATTATAAGCATTTGTTTGATATTTTTCTTTTGTAATATTTTCTTTATCTATTGGTGCTGGTAATCCTTCATATGCTAATCCCATATTTCCAATTCTTTCACTTTCCTCTAAATCTATTTGACGTTTATTAACAACCATATTAATATCTTCTTTAGGTACTCCTACAAATTTACCTCCTGCATTTGGTGTTCTTCCTGCTTTCATCATTATTAATTCACGTGTTCCATCAATTTCAGCATTATAATCAGCTTCTCTATCTGTTGGTGTAAAAATTGTTTTGCTTCCCGCAATACCATAACTATCTGTTAATGAATTTTGTCTTTGAGTATTTTTAGCCTTTTCATCTTTAATTAAATATCCACCTAATAAACTGTTTAAAAATCCTCCAATAAAACCATATCCAGAACCACCTAAACCAACTGTTGTCTCTTTAACTGTTTTTTTAGCAATTAATGATGGATCATATACATATGTACTATAATAAGATGTATTATTTATATTTCTAACTGTTCCTCCACAAGGTAATGTTTCTTTTAATGTTGTTCGTGCTCTACTACTATTAACATATCCTGATTGTTTTCCCTCTATAAATCCACCATTTCCCTCATGTATTGTTGTCTCTTTTGTTGTTGTCTTTGCTATATCATATAAAGCGGTATAAGTTTCATCTGCACCAGTCAAATTACCATTATTTCCCTCATGTATTGTTGTCTCTTTTGTTGTTGTCTTTGCTATATCATATAAAGCAGCATAAGTTTCATCTACACCACTTAAAACACCGCCATTTCCCTCATGTATTGTTGTCTCTTTTGTTGTTGTCTTTGCTGTATCATATAAAGCAGAATAAGTTTCATCTGCACCAGTCAAATTACCATTATTTCCCTCATGTATTGTTGTCTCTTTAATTGTTGTTTTCATTGTATGTGTAACTGGGTCATATAATGTAGCTTTTTCAGGTGATTGAGGGGTTGCATTACCATTTAACCGGGGATTATCAACAAAATATTCTTTCATTGTTATTTTTAATACATCTGTAATAGGAGAAATAATAGCTTTAATAACACTTGAAAAATTTGCAACAGGTGTTTCAATTTGAGTTAAATTTCTTTCATTATCATAAATAATAATATTATTTTTACCATAATCATCATCTTTATTTATATATTCATCCTGATTTTTTAATGGTCCATAATAATTAATATGACTATTTGTTCTTGCTGTTGTATCTTTTAAATTTTCTTCTGGACGATTAACTTCTTTCTTTATAATTGATTGTCCTTTAAACCAATTATCTTCTGTTTGATTAAATGATCTATCAGCTTTATTTTTATTCATAGGCATAATAATACCTCTTTGTTCAACATTATTTTTAGGTTTCATTGGTAATGTATATATTGATGATTTTTGATTTGATAATGGTCTTAATTCTTCTTTAGATTTTGGTTTAATATAATTAGCTGTTTCAGCTTGTTGAAAACCACCAGTTCCCTCACTTGTATAACCTTTATTTAATCCTGGACCAACTAAAATACTTTGAATAGGTGATATATTATTTTGCAATTGACTTAAATTTGTTCTAGATGCTAAAAAATTCGTTTTATCAATATTAGGATCATTATAATATGGTTTATTTTGAAAAAATGCTGATGTTTCTACTTCAGTTTTACGTATACTTTTAGTATCCGAACTATAACCCATATTTTTACTTAATCCAAATTGTTCAACATTTTGAGTTACACCTTTTCTGATAAAATGTTGCATATTACCATGTTTGAAATCATTCATATTAATATCATTTCCTGATAAACTTTTAATTACACTTGTATTCATACTATCTCCTGTAAAATAATGAGGTATAACACCTGTTTCAAAAGGCATTTGTGCTTTTTTATAAAAATCATCACTTAAATTTTGTTCATAAGCTTTTGTTTCACTATAAAATTTAGAATTATAAATATTATCCATTGATGGTGTATCATTATTTATCATTTCTCTATATCAATAATTCATATTTATTTATTTCGTTAATCAGCATATATAAAACCATTATTTGATGCATCCATATATTCATCATCACTCTCTCCATCTTCTATATCAACTTTATATTCTTCTTCACCTTCAATTTCTTCTTGATTATTTACTTTTTCTTTATTAACTTCTGGTTCTACTTCATTATCTAGAATTTCTTCATTATATTTTAAACCATATTTTTTTAATTCTTTTTCAATTTCTTTATCTTCTCTTGTTTTCTTATTCATTCTTGCTAAAATATCAAACTTATTTTTCTCGCGAATTTGATTAATAAAATCAATTTGTTCAGCTAAATCTAACATATGACAATTTTTAATATTATTTATTATTGAAATTACTATTTCTTTAAATAAATCCTGATATATATCATTATCTATATCAATTGAAGCTATAAATTTTTTATTAAGTACATTATCAATTGATGAAGGTAATGCCATTAAACGAATAACTGAAATACGTTTTATACTTATAATATCATAAATATTATCATCTGTTATAATTGAATTTAATTTATCAAGTTCATATACAGTATTAGTAATAATAGTTATAAAAGAAAAAGCTTCATTTTTAAGATATTTATATAAAATCTTTGAAATAATTGAAGCAATTTGTTTATAATTATCAAAATTATAATTATGAAATAATTGTTTTAATTCTTTATTATTAAAATAATTAATATATTGTTCTTTATAATTTTCAGCTGTTTTAAATACAGATAATAATAAATTCGATATTAAATCTTGAGAATATATTGTTGGTTTTTTTAAATCTTTTAAATCCATTAACCATTCATTCAAATCAGAAGATATTATATCATATTTTATTGGATTATTAATTTCTATAAATTGCTCTGGTTTTTTTATTTCTTTCTTTTTTTTAATGAAAAATCTCTTATATCTTGGCATATTAAATACACGTTTGCCAGTTAATTTTTCTTTAGCCTTCTTTAAATCTTGTCTATCAGTTTTAAAATATAAATCAGCTGTAAAATTTTCATCTATTCTCTCTAAACAACAACCTTGCAAATATTTATGTATTTTAACAAATTTTATGGCTGGCATATAAATTAATGCATCTATATATGCAGACAAAAATGTATCACCTTTATATTCTTTTCTTTTTAATAAATCATATAAAGTATCATAATATTGTCTACCAATATTTACCTTAACTTTTTTAGCTTTAATTTTAGTCATTGTTAATAATTCTTTTCCATATTTTTCTGTTATATTTGTCATTATTACTTTTTTATAATCATCATCTAATGGCACCAAATTTGCATATTCATCTTTATATAAATCTCCATAAACTTCCCGAAATATACAACTTAAATAAAACATTACTCCACGTTTTGACTCCATATCATATGGAGCACCATATTCATCCCATAAATGCTCGCATTCTGGAAATAATTTTTCTTGATTAAAAAATAAAGTTTCATGAATAATATCTTTTTGAATAGTTATACACCATAATGCAATAATATCATAAATAACATTTTTAAAATTATTAAAATATTCATTCATTGCATTTATCATTTTATCTTTAGCATTTATCAGAATATATTTAATAGATTTTTTTAAATAAATATTTAATTCTTCTTCTTCTATATCCGGAAAATATTTATATATTATTGTTATTTTTGGTTCTATTGTTCTATAATTATTAAATATATATGAAACTATCATATCATAATTAATTGGTAATCCACTTATTTTTTGCATTCTATATAAAAATGGTAATATCATCTTTAATAATTCAGCAAATCCAATTTCAATATTATAAAATTGATTATTATAATATTTATTAAATTGTGTTTCATCTAAATCTATTTCTTCTTTTTCATCATCATATTCATAATTATCTTCTTTCTCATTTGATTGACCTATTTTTATAGGCACACCTTCATAATTAGCTTCATCTGCTCCAATATGAATTTCGTGTTCATCATCTGTACAAGAAAAATTTAATTTATAAATATCAACAAATGAATATTTTAATAATTCAAATCTTATTTCTAATTCATCTAATTGATTAATTATATTTTTCTTATTTAATTTATTAAATAATTCTAATTTTGATATAGCATTATCTAATATTAAATTTTTTCTTAATTCTCGTAAATTATTAATAACTTCATCATAATTTTTATCATTTATATTAGTTACTATTGAATATAAATCACGAGTTATATCTAATTTCTTAACAACCGAACGTTCTTTTTCAAATATTTTTAACTGTTTAGTTATAATATCTGCAGATTTTATAGTAATATCAATTAATATTTTAAGTTCTTTTAGAATATTGAAAAAAGTAAATCTTGGATTAATTAATTCAATTGACTTTATTTGAATTGAATTATAAGTTATTTTTTCAATATTTTCATTTTTATTTAATTTTATCAAATGATTTTTAATTATCTTAAAATCATCTTGTGAAATATTATCTAAATTATAATTATATTTTTGTAATAAATTATTTATACTTGTATAATTATAATTATCTATATCTATTTTTTCAACTGGTATTTGTATTTTATATGATTTAATTAAATTCTCAAAATTTTCTTCTTTTGACGTTGCATTTTTAATATCTAATTTTAATGGTTTATATAAATGTGACATTATTTTATCATTCAAATAATCATCCAATATTGTTATAGGACTGTAAAAATATACTCCTATTATCGGTATATTTGTTTCATCGTCCTTAAATACAATATAATTATTATCAGGAGATAATTCAATTACTGTTTTTTGTTGTGCCTTAAATCGAATTTTATCATTATTAGCATCATAATTTAACGGAAACCATAATTTATTTTTAGATGCTAAAGCAAGATTAGTATCATTAATTTTATCATATTTTTTAAGATCTGATATAAATTCTTCAATATTTAAATCTTCAAAATCTCCTCTATTTGCATCAGCAATAACTATAAAATTATCAACATTTGTTTTTTTATTAACAACTTCATAAAATAATTTTAAAAAACACTCTGTTTTAGATTTTGTTTTAACAAAATTAAATAATTCATTATAAATCTCTTCTTTTGAAAAAGCAATAAAATTTGGATTATTTTTAATTATTTCATCAATACTAACTACTTCAAAATAATCTATTTCTGGTATTTCTTCATCTAAGTAAATTATATCATCATTGTCTTTATTCGACATTTCTATTATTATTTAAAGATATTTAATAATAATATTAAATAATGAAATATATTTATTTATTTTTTATTCTAATATCATATTTATCTAATTTATCTTGTTTTACTTTACATATAAATAATCATTATCCAACTATTGCTGGTAAGATTTTAAATTTAAATTCAATTTTAAATGAAGGTTTTTATAATAATGATAATACAAATTATTTTTTTAATACATATAATATAAAATTTTATAATAATAACAAAAGTTTATTATTAGAATTAAATGATAAAAAAAATTTTAAATATTTATTAAAAGATAAATATAATTATTTTATTAAATTTGATATTTTTAAATATAAATATAATATTATTATTAAAGCAAATCCAATAAGTTATAATTATACACAATTAGATATTGATATCAGACAAAATAGAAATAATAAATTTAATAATACATTATTAAATTTTAATCACTATAAAAGAATTGATAATATTATTTATAAATATATATATAATAATATTATTCTAAAAAATAATGAAGAAATGTCTGTTGAATTATTTCGTTTCTTTAATAACTATTAACAGATTGTTTACAAGATAATAAATATGTTGGTTCTCCAAATGGATAACCAGGTGAATAATTCTTATTATTTTTATTTAAATCCTGCCATTGATTTAAATCTCCGCTATCTACAACATCTTTATTTCTTAATGGATAAAATATATTTTGTTCTTGTGGTATTTCTACTAATGGAACATGATTATCTTTTGCAACCATTCTATAATTAATACCTATTCTATCAAATTGTTCAAGTGCTGTATCTTGTGGGTTCCAAAATAATGGATCATAACGATTAATTCCAGTTTCTTTTAAAGTACAAGGAGGATTTGATAAACGACAAGATTCAGTCGGAATAGCACATTTTCTAACATCTCCATTATATTTTGTTTTACATCCAGTTGAAACATAACTATTTGGCATATATGAATCTTTATTACATTTAGAATTTTTATAATTTAATCCAGATAATTCTGTTGAATCATCTATTGCTTTTTTCATTGAACAAGTATTTTGACCATAACTTTGATATCTCATAAATGGATCATCTGGTATTATTACACCACAATCATTACAATCATTATATGGTGAATTTAATTGATATATACCTGGAAAAATAGAACGTGTTAATTCTTCTTGATAACTTCCTGAATCATATTTTAATCTTGTATCATTTGGAATATTCATTATTTCTATTATTAACAATTATTTATTTTTAATGGTGGCGGCAGTGGCACAGAACGATACATTATTGATTGACAAGATGGTAAATGCTTCATTTGTTGATCAATTGGCTCAGTTTTATCATTTGTTATTATTCCATTATTACTTGGTATATATAAATTATCTGGACATTTTGATATTATTCGTGTTTGTCCTCGTAATTCACTTTCTAAATCTACCATATTACCTTTAATATGTGAAACAGCTGTCCCGCCTACTAATCCTAATTGATGCATACATTTATTTCCATTTTCATATCTATGAGGAGATAATATATATCCTAATGTATCAACACTTGATTTTAAATCAACTTTATAAGAACAATTGTCATATTTAGTTCTATTAAAACTCATTACTTATTCTAATATAATATTATAATATTAATTAGTTTTATTAAAATTTAATCTATTTATATAAGATCTTGTATCTTCACCGCCATTTGTCCATATGGGAACTATATGTTCAGGATTTTGAATATCTTTTAAACAATCAACTAATGGCACTGGTTGATTTATTTGTCTTTCCATTATTGTTTTTTTACATGAAAATGATTTATTTTCACCTCCACTTCCATAAAAACTAGAATCAGAACCTGATAATATATCTAATTCTGAATTTATATCTCCCAATGATCCTTTCATTGTTGGACAAGCATCAAATAAACGTCTGAATAATTGTAATTTACATCTATCTCTTGTTAAACTATCTTTATTATTTATTAAACTACTATAATTATCAATTAAACATGCATCAGATAATCCATATCCTGGACGACCCCTTAAATTAACATGATCATACATAAATTCAGGTAATCTAACATTTGGATCAACACAATCAACAAGTTGTGTTGAATAAGTTTGATAATCATTTATCTTTTGATTACCATATTTTTTTGATTCTTCCCAACATGAATCAGAACACATCGAATTTTGTTTATCAAAATATGTTGCCATTATATCTAATTATAAACTTATATTATATTATTATAACATTGAATACCATTATTTTCTTTACAAGTTTTTCCTTTAAAATATAACCATTTTTCATATGATTGTCTATCATTTGGTATAGTTGTTGATGGTACTGTATAAAATTGTCTTTCAGAAAAATTACGTTCATAAATATCATTTATATCTTTATAAACATTTTTCTTAAAATATGTATTTATATTATCAGTTATTTCTTCTTTGTTAAAAGGACACGCTTTAATATTATTATTACTATTTGTATAATCTATTATTGTCGGGTTCATAAATGGATTATCTATTGATGGTTTGACACATATTTTATTATCATACATTGCTAAATTACGGCTAATTAATGTTTCATTTGTATCAATTTTAACTTTTTCATGAAATAAATAAATATAAAATATAAATATTATTATTATTATTCCCAATAATATAAAAATTATATTTTTAAAAATTAATGAAAATATTAAACTTAGAAAAATTATTAAATTAACAATTGCTAATAATTTATCCTTAAAAGTCATATTAATCAATGGTAAAAAATTTATCATCATTATCTATAAAATAAGTTGAAAAGAAAAATAAATTAAATTAATTATTTAGCTTTTTTTTAAGCTGTTGTTTTTTCATTAAATTTCTTAATGCCTGATTATTAACACCTGTTTTATTTTTACCACCACTACCACCACCATTCATATTTTTCATCATATTCATCATATTCATCATTGTTGACATATCAAAACCTCCAGCACCACCAGAATTATTTGAATTATCATCCGCATTACCACCAAATAAACCAGGTAGAATTGATGCAAATTTCATCGCATCCTTCATTATTGCTTCCTGTGATAATTCACCACTTGATATTTTATTTGACATCTTTTGACTTACATTTGTAAATAATTCACTAAAACCACTATCCGGATTAGCAATCGCTTTAAATATATCACCATCTGTTGTAATTGATTCTCTGATCTTAGTTAGATCAACATCATCAATTATTTCTTTTGCAATTTTTCCAATTGTTGTATCTTTTAAACTATCCATTCCACCAATAGATGGATTTGATTTAATATTTTCAACCTTTAGTGCGTTTAGACGCATTAATACTTTCTTAATATCTTCATTTTCAATATTAAGTTCTGTTTCTTCTTCTGGTGAAACTGATTGAAGATTTGTTAAAATTATAGTTATTTGCTCTTCACTCAATTCATTTGTATATATATATAAAACACTTAAATAATGATGTGATATAAAATTATTTCTTAATAATTTTGTTATATCTTTAATTGTAATATTTTTATATACTTCTACTGATAAATTAGTCTCATCTTTAAACCACTCATCACAAGTCTCTTTATCTAAAGCAATATAAGAAGTCCAAAAATCTTTATTACATTTTTCCTTGAAAAAATCAATATATTCTTCCGATGTTTTGTCATATGTTTGATAATTTTCTTTTATTGTCTTTAATATTCGTTTAGCTGTTTCACTCTTTGTTCTATGTTTTTTAGCTATATTTTTAATTTTTTTTAAAAGATCAATATAATACTGATTAAAAATATATGTTGAAGTTAGCGTATTCATTATATGTTTTAATTTAATTAAATATCCTTAAATATATTTTCTCTTTGTTTTTGTAATTCATCAATAGATGGTAATTTTTTAGAAATTCTATCATTAGAATTCTCATTATCATTAACATTAGCATTAACATTAGCATTAACATTAGCATTAACATTAGCATTAACATTAGCATTAACATTAGCATTAACATTAGCATTAACATTAGCATTAACATTAGTATCAGATGTTTCATTAACTAAACCCCATTTATATAATTTATCTTCATTTATATTCATTGAATTTATGTTATCATCAGTTATATCACTGAAATTATCAGATGATATAGCACCTAATGTAAAAGCTATTGGTTCATCTGGTCTTTCTTGAATATTTAAAGGGATTGGAGCTGTTATTGATGATGTTTCTTGTTTATCTCTAGTATTATTAGTAGTAAATAAATAACCTCTATTTGGTAATAATAAATAATCAAAAACTACTTTACCATATATAATTTCTTTTGATGGCATAAACATTAAGGCAGGAACAGCTTTAATTTTATGACTAACTTTATTAATAATTGCGTCTATTACAACTAATTTTATTGTTTTTTTTGTATCGTGTCTTTTAATAGTATCTAATAAAACAGAACAATGTTGGCATGTATCACTATAAAATAATATCATTTATTAAATTAATTATAAATTAATATAATAAAAATTGACATAAAATTAATATCATTTATTTTAAATAAGTAATATAATGTTTAAGAATTATAATTATGAATCAAAATCTGAAAAACATTCTTTTGATATAAATAATATTGATTTATCAATTGCTAATAGTATTAGACGTATTATTTTAACTGAAATACCAGTTGTTGGATTTTATGGAGAGGATGAACCATCTATTGATATTATGACTAATACAGGACCACTTCATAATGAATTTATGAAACATAGAATTGGATTAATACCAATAAATGTTTCAGAAGATATTACAAATAATTATAAAGATGATGATTATAAATTTGAATTAAATGTTAAAAATGATACTTCTTCTACTATTAATATTACAACCGCTAATTTTACGGGAAGTTATAAAGATACAAATTTAACTATTAATGAATTAAAAATATTATTTCCTCCAAATCCAATTACTAAAACTAATATTTTAATTACGCGATTAAGAGCTGGTGAAGAATTACATCTAATTGCAAGAGCTATTAAAAGAACTGCTAAAACAAATGCATCATTTTCACCAGTATCATTATCAAACTTTTATTTTATTGAAGATAAAAAAGAGGCAGATAAAAAAGATAATATTCTTGATAAACATCGTTCTTATGTTAAAAATGTTTATGGTGATCCAACTTTATTAAAATTTGAAATTGAATCAGTAAATAAATTATCATATTTATATTTATTTTCAACAGCTATTATTATTCTTATCAATAAATTAAAATTATTAATTACAAATATTGAAGCAAATGAAATTATGATTGAACCTATTCCAAATAATCCATTTTCAGTTAATTTTCATATTGAAAATGAAGATGATACATTAGGTAATGTTATACAATCATTAATTCATAATAAATATATTAGACAATCTAATAAACATAAAGGAGTTAATTGTTCATATGTTGGATATATATGTCCCCATCCCCTAAAACAATTAATGATTGTTAGATTAACTCTTGATGATCAGACAGATCCAGAAAAATTTAAACAATTTTTAATTGATAATACTTATGAAATTATTAGAGAATTAGAAACTATTAATACTGAATGGATTAAATTCAATACAAAGAAAAAATAATTCAAATTATTTAAAACATCATTACGTGTGTTTTATAAAAACAATGAAATTTAGCACAATTTCCACTGAAATAATGTAATATAATATGATTAATATTTGATGAAGATGTTAAAATAAATGTTCTAATTGTTTTTGTTTTATTTTCATCTTCATCAATTTTATCATCAGTAAATTTTTGTAAATAAAATGGATTTCGTCCGTCTTTAATCATATCAAATAATTGTTTTGTTTTTTTTTCAATATCATCAGTTACTTCAACTTCAACTGTATATTCAAAATAATTCATAATAATATTTATATATATTATAATTCTTTAAGTAATTTATTATATAAATTATATTCAATCGATGAATGCACTAATTTTTCATTTGTATCATATATAAAACTATTCATATCATATTTATATTTAAATTCTGGTTCAAATTTTTGATAATTATTATCTTCTAATGTTTCATATTCTTTTGCTAAATTACATTCATTTATAACTCCAATAACTTTTGCCATTATAACATTATTATAAATACCATTTGTTATTACTAATAATTTTAAATGTCTCGCTAATGGTTTATTTTTTCTGTAAATTAATAATTCAATATCTAATAATAATGTATTATCATCATTTGTTGATTTATAACGTCTTAAAACTTGATCTTTTATAATATATTTATTATTATCATTTGGCAAATTAAAATATTCACTCATTATTATCATATTAAAATAAATCAAAAATTTATTAAAATAATTATTTAATATATATTTATTTTTACTTGTAGATGCTAAAATCCATTTACTCCATTCCATCCCTTCAATCGTTTTTATAATTTTATCATTATTTATATTAAAAATTTTATTAAATTTATTATCTAATTCATCATTTCCATAATCATAATAAGAGTTTTTATTATTTTTTAATATAATATCATAAGGTAATGAAGATTTAATATTATTTCTTTCCCAAGAATATTCATTTGTATTGGTGTATTGTTTTGTTGCAAATGTTTCAATATTAATATTAATTATATAATAAAATATCAATATTATCAATATTATTATTAAAATTTTGTCTAACATCTATAATATAAATTATATTTAATTTATAGAGTATATCCAATGTTATTATTAACAATATTATTATATATTTTAATAATATTATTAATATTTATTATTAAACCGTCGATTATGTTTGATATATATGGTAATATTAAAACATATAATTCAAAATCACTACTAACATTAGATATTATATATCCAATTATTGCATTATTATCATATTTTTTAATACTTGTTATAAAAGTTATATTACTTTCTTAATTAATTAAATGGATTTTATTAAAGAATGGATTTTAACGCCCAGATATAAATTATCATATAATTCGTGCTTATTTATAACTGGTAATTCAGGTATTGGTAAATCTTACAGAATAAATAAATTATGTTCTGAGCTAAATTTATTTATTATAAATATTAATAGTTATAATTGTTGTTCATCTAAACAATTAACCGATTTATTATTTAAATCTTTTGTTTCATCTTTAATACAACAATTAACAAATAATACTCAAAATAAAATTATTATTATTGATGAATTTGAAACTTTACTATCATTTGATAGCACTATGAATATTCATTTATTAAATTTTTTAACAACTGTTCATAAACATATTCCAATTATTTGTATTGTTTCTAATAATATTAAATTAGGTGAAATTAAAAAACAATGTATTTTATATGAATTACCTCCTCTAAATAATATTGAAATACATAATATATTATTAAATTATAATCCAGATATTAATTTAACACATTCAACAAATATTGCAATTCAATCCAATTATAATATCAAAACTTGTATTCAAATTATTACAAATACTTATTATAATAATAATGATAAAATATTTGATATAGCTGAATTATATGCTTTTAATTTTAATCGCGATAATTTTAAAAGAATTATATATAAAGATCAATGGTTAATTCCACTAAAATTTCATGAAAATTTAATTAATGAATTAGATAATAGAAATGCTTTGAAACTAACTAAAAATATTTTTTATAAAAATTTTATATCAAATTTTTGTTTATTTGATATAATAATGAATAAAAATAATGAAATAGCCATTGATTATTTTATAAGTATTATTTATGAATTATTTTTAATAAAACATAAAAATAATAAAAATCATTCAATGACAAATTTTACTAAATTATTAAGTTATTTATCATTGCAGAAAAAAAATAATAAAAAAATATATAAATTTTTAATACCTAATAATCATTTTAATGGTAATTATCATTTAAGTATTATTAATAGAAAATTTATTTATTAATAATAGATAGCTAAAATAAATAATGAATGGAACTACTTCATCTACTTCATCTACATCAGCAAGTAATCCTATTTTTGATGTCTTTAAAAGTGATAGTAGTATAAGTAATACTACTAGCAATAGTATTCGTAATTTATATGATATGTCTTTAAATAATAATACTTTATTTATTGGTCTATTTATTGTTATTATTGTTACTATTGTAATTGCATATTTATTATATACATATATTGGTAGTCAGTTATTTGCAAAAATTAAAAGTGTTGTTAGTGATACAAAAGTACCTGTAATGGGAACTAAATTATCTAAATTTAATGCCGAATTAGCTAAAAATGCTAATGGTAGTCGCAAAAGTTTCTCATTCTGGATTTATATTAATGATATGACTAAATATAAAGGACAATATCAAACAATTGCTGCTGTTAGCAGTGACGGTGATAATAAATATAATATTGAAAGTTGTTCTCCTTATATATTTTTAGATAAAAATAATAATACTTTATTTATTCGCTTTACAAAATTAGATAATAAAGAATATAATACTTCAATTAAACAGATTAATTCACCATTAGATTTACATAAATTTATGAAGTCAGGTATATCAATTGATTATATTCCAATTCAAAGATGGGTTCATATAGCAGTTGTATGTAATTCAAATACTTTTAAAACAACTTTATATGCATATGTAGATGGGGATCTTGTTAAAACAATATCAGATAATGAACCATTCGCATTAGCTGGTTATACAGATAATTATAATAATAATGATAGTTGTACAACTTCAACTTCAACTTCAACTTCAATATGTAAAAAAGATGAAAAAACTAATTTACAAAATCTTAATTTAAATATGACAGGTTATTTATATGTTGGTAATATTAGAGATTATTCTGATGGTATTGGTCCTGGATTTTATGGATTATTATCATCTTTTTCATCATATAATTATGAATTAAATCAACAAGATATTTATAATATTTATAATGAAGGTCCTATAACAGGATTTTTAGCTAAATTAGGATTATCTTCATATGGTGTTCGCAGTCCTGTATATAAATTATAATATATATTTAAATTAGATATGATAAATACTATAATTCAAATTATATTATCTATATTTTTAATTTCTATAATGGCATTTATTAGTTATTCCATTTATAATAGAGAATTTATTAATAGTATTTTTTTATCTAATACTAATAAAAAAATAACTAAAATATTTACAGGTATTGCAGATTATACTGCTATTAAAAATATTGAAATTGAAACTTATGATAAAAATGATTTTTCATATTTAGATATTAATCCTTCTATTAATCAAAATGGTGGTGCAGAATATTCATATAATTTTTGGCTATTTTTTAGAACAGATGGAAAATATGAAACTGATAATAATATTAGAACAAACTGGAGTAATACTTTAAGTACTAATTATAATAATGTTTCTCCTCATTCATCATCATCAATAGTAAAAAGCGATCAATATATAATTTTATTCTATAAAGGTGAATCATTACCAATAATAACAAATAATAAAAATAATTATGATTGTAATACAAAAAATGAACTTTATGATTATCCAATTTTAGTAAAAAATCCATTAATTAAAATTAAAAATGATGCAACTGAAATTATTGTTGAATTTAATAATATTAATCATCCAGAAACATATAATTCAATTGGAGGTAATAATATTGACTGTTCAAATCCTGATTATTATAAAATACGAAATCATAATAAATTTGGAATTAAAGATATAGATCCAAAATATAAAGAAAAATTTAATATGATAACAGTAGTATTTCAAGAACAACATAAATCTGATAATATATTTAATAATAATAAATCAAATTGTAAAGTTTATTTTAATGGAGAATTAAAAGCAGATAAATTATCAAATACTAATTCAATTGAAAATGAACAAATTAATAATTTTAAATCAAGAGTAATGAAAAGTAATTTAAGTAAATTACATATTAATCCAACGACAATAAATGGAAATATTACAGAACATACATTAAATGATAATATTACTAAAATAGCTCCATTACAAATGTCAGATTTAACTTATTATAATTATGCTCTAACTAATGCCGAAATTAAAAGATTATATAATAGTGGATTTAATAAATATGATGCATCTTTTAAGAAAAGAATATCAAAAAGTTATGAAAAAGGTTTTAATAATAATAATGCTCTTGTAAATGCAATATAAAAAATAAAATAATAATAATAATAATAATAAATGGGAGGAGGACTTTTACAATTAACTTTAGAAGGTCAAATGAATATACCTTTATTTTATAATCCTCAAATAAGTTTTTTTAATTATGCATATAAAAAACATACTAATTTTGCTATAGAAAATATAACACAAAATTTTACAAATAAAAGTGAAACTATAACTAATATGCATTTAACAGAAAATATTGTAGAATTAGAAAAAAATCCAAATGTTGATTTATTATCAAATCTTTATTTAATAGTTAAATTACCAAATATATATTCAAATGATATACTTAAATTTAAATGGGTAGAAAATATAGGTTCTTTAATTATTAAAAATGCATATATTTGGATTGATGATAAACAAATTGATCATATTACAGGTGAGTGGATTGTAGTATGGAATGAATTATCAACACCTGTTAAAGATGGATTCAATAATATGACAGGTAATATACCAGAATTATTAAATCCACGCAAAAAAGAAACTATTATAAGAATTAAAAATAATATAATTAGCGAATTCGACTATCCGTCATCTGATGAAAATAATCCATCAATAAAAGAACGTTTTATAACTGTACCCTTACCTTTTTGGTTTAGTAAAAATCAAAGTTTAGCATTACCTATATTAAAATTTTGCTCAAGACATAAAATTACATTAAAATTTCAATTTGAAAATATTGAAAAATTATATACTGTTTATTCTGATATTTATAATATGAATATTAGTCCTGAATATTATAATGAATTACCAAATAATAATAAAATTTCTTTTAAAAATTTTATTAAAGAAGATAAATTTGTTGCACATGTTGATGCAACATTTATTGTTTTAGATTGTTATGAAAGACAACTAATATTAAATAAAGCAACAACCGAATATTTAATTGAAAATATTTCAATTAAAGAGACATCATTTAATTCTGGTGGTAATGATTCAATTAGAATTATTGATGCAAACTCACAATTAATGGTTAAAGAAATAATATGGACTTTAAATAGAACTGATAGTATCAGTAAATATAATGATATATTAAATTATACATATTCAATACCTAAAAATAATGAAAATAGTATAATGAAAACAGCAACAATATTATGGGGTAGAAATTCAAAATCATCTAGAATTGAAGAAAAAGATGCATATTTTTATAATAATATTCAACCTTATCAACATCATAGTATAATACCAAGACAAGGGATATATTGTTATTCATTCTCATTATTTCCTGAAAAATGGTTTCCATCTGGATGTTATAACTCTTCCAAAATTGAAACACAATTAATAATAAAATTAAATAATTATATACCATCACTTATTGATGATATATATATGAAAAAATTTAATAAAAATTATAAAATGTCAGATAATAATAATGATATAACTATTAAAATATATATTGTTCAATATAATATATTAATGATAACATCTGGTGAAGTTGGATTGAGATTTACAAATTAAATATTTTTTTAATTATTTTTATATAGAAGAATGGATATTACATTATTTATTATTATAGTAATAGTTATTGTATTTATTTATTATTTAATTAATACAATAAAAGATTTACAAATTGAAATCAAAAATATGTCAATGAGTTGTAATAAAAATTCAACTGATAATATAAAACCTTTAGAAACAATGGAAGTTAAAATGAAAAATGACTTTATATTATTATTAGATCATCTTAAAAATTATTTTATTTAAGAATAATTTCAAATTATAATTAATATGCCTCGTAAAAAAACTGTTCAGGATACATCAACAATAAAAAAAACTACAAAAAAAAATATTATTGATTCGATGATTAGAACAACAACTGAAAGTGATGATATTATTATTCAATTACCATTATCGCAATCAAAAATAAATACTATAATTAATAATAATGATAATCAAGATATTAAAATATTAGTTCCAACACCATATGAATCAAATTCATATTTTATGAATGATGCAGAAAATATTTCACAAGATACAAATATTGAATATCAAAAAACATATTCTAATAATAATAATTCACATTGTTTTTGGTGTTGTCATTCAATTGATAATGTTGTATATAGTATGCCATATAATTATGATATTATAAATGATAGTTATTTTGTATTTGGTTCATTTTGCTCATTACAATGTGCAAATGCTTATAATTTTTCTGTTCATGGTAGTAGCGATAAAGTTTGGGAAATAAATAGTTGGATACAAATGTTAGGTAAAAGATATGGATTTACAAATACAATTAGACCAGCACCATCTAAATATTTATTAAAAATGTTTGGTGGTAATTTAACAATTGATGAATTCAGAGAAGCACATATTAAATCTGATAAAACTTATGTTTTAAATATACCACCTATGATTTCTATTAATAGTAGTTCTGAAATATTAAATACATCGTATTTAGCTAAAATGTCAGAAAATAAAAAAAAGAAAATTTAAATATATATATAAAAAAATGATTTAAATGTTTAAATCATTTATATATTTGATAATGGAAGAAGATAAAATTTATTTCACTAATTATAAAGTTAGCACAATAACTTGTAATGCCGATTTAGCTGTTTATCTAAATTTAGATATTTTATATGAAAATTTTGAATTAAATGATAAATTTATATGGATATATTATCCTAAAATTACTGATAAAATAAATACTAGAGGTTTTTATCCAAAGAAAAAACGAACATCTAAAAAAGATAGCGTCAAAAAAAATTTATTTGATAATCAAGTTACAACATTATTTAAAATAAATGATAATTATTATCCAAATTTAAAAATATTTAAAAATGGTAATATTCAAATTACAGGAATTAAAGATCAAACAATTGTTAAAGATATTATTGAATTAATTATAACTCAAATTAAAAAAATATATGAAATTATACCAGAAATAATTGTTAATAATAATATTGAAATTATTGGATTTAATAAATTTGTTATAAGAATGATTAATACTGATTTTAAATCATATTTAAATAATACTTTAGAAGCTAAATTTTTAATTAGACGCAAAATTTTACATAAAATATTAATCAGTGAAACATATAATAATAAATGTAGTTTTGAACCAGGTAGATATCATGGAGTTAAATTAGAATATTTCTGGAATTCTAATAAAGAAAAATTAGATGGTATTTGTGTATGTGCTAAACATTGTTTCGGTAAAGGCACTGGACACGGTGAAAATAATTGTAAAAAAATTACAATTGCTATATTTGAAAGTGGTAGTGTATTAATTACTGGTGGAATATCATTTGAACAAATTGATGAAGCTTATAAATATATTACAAATATTTTAAATATTCATAAAAATGAAATACAAAAATCAGATTTAAATTTATTATTAATTTAATATTAAATCTATTTTTTCTATTATATTATCAAATCCATAAATAGTTTCTAAATTATAATACATACTATATTCTTCATTTTGATAAATTATTTTTATTTTTATTATTTTATCATTCTTTTGTAATGAACGATTACATATTAATATATCATCATTATTATCATAATAATCATCATATAAATCTAATATTTCAAAATTAATTGTATTTCTTTTTTTGAGAATATAACAATCAATATATTCTATATTTTTATAATTGAATAATTCAAATAATTCTAATTGTATATCTATTTCATCGGTAATTATAATATCATTATAATTTAATGTAATCATATCTCCATTTTCTATTAATTTTAAATTATGATTTATACCTTGAATATTAATAACATAACTATAAATATCACTGTCATTCGTATAATCAATATTTAATGATACAATCTTAGAATTATTTTTTATAAATAATTGAATATCTGTCAGTTCCATTATTTGAATTATTTGTTTTTATATAATAAATTAATGTCAATTTTTTTATATAAAAATTTAATATCTATTTAAAAATAATATGAATAGATCCATATATTTTTCTATATTATCAATTAGCAATAATATCATTTTAAATTATTATTTATTTTGGTATATGATTTTTCCAAATTATTATAAAGATACAATAATATCTCTTAAAAAAAAATCAGATATTTATCATAATAAAATGCTTTTTTTATCTTTTACTGATGATATATATAATAAATATAATATTGATCTAATTGATATACAACAAAATATTATAAATTATTTTAATAATATTACTAATGATAATGATAATGATAATGATAATGATAATGATAA